GCGGCTTTTCCCCGGTGCCGTCTAAATCAGACGGCGGATGCGTCGTGCGACGCTATCAGTAGGATACGCATTCTTGCCAAACTAAGCAAGGCACGTAATCCCGCGCCAGGACCTCTACCCAGGACCGTGAGCGTTCATCGTAGTCAATAGACCCGAAAAACGCCTTGGTCCAAGATCCCGAAGCATCGAGAGACGTATTGCGCCGCTTGGGTCTAGCACTCAGTGCCAGACATTCAAGGCGTTGAAGGTTAGGGTTGTAACGTGTGACTTTTGGGTCACACGTGCCATCCGAAACTTCATTAATATGTCCCGGAATATCAGTAAACATAGGAGACCTGAGTACAAGGCCACGGAACAGTTTCCTGTTCTCTAATGTGTCCGTGTACATAGGGGCTAATATGTCATACAGATACGATGCCGTCAGCGATAAGCCAGAGTTCGTTGCAAATCTTTGGAACGAACGTAGCTTCTCGACTGCGCGCTGATCAGTCGTGGAAAACTTGGCTGGACATCTTAGGTAATGCGGGCGGACGTTTCGTCCATCGCACCGCCAGACGTCCATTCCACACGTTTCGGCGAACGGCTGACTCGGTTGGAATGTTTTTTCGTAGTTAACGATCAAACCCCACTGAGTCAAAAGTTCCACGAGCTTCTGGTAATAGCGGCTGTGGATGATTATATCATCACCCCACACGGACCACGTCTTATACGGTCGCGAGTTTCCTGTTACGGTGCAACATGCAGCGGAACAGACTAAACTCAACAACGCAAAGCAGTATCCGTTACCCATCGACGCAACTGTCTTCGTTTTCATGAGCCCGTGCCCGGGTACGTCAAGTACCTTAGAACGCGTGCTATTGATAAGCTTCATCCAATTTGACGGGATGATGCCGTGCGCTAAGCGCATCGACACGAAGTCAGAAGCATCCGAAAGGTCCACTGTTACCAGGTGTTCCAATCCCGACATGAGAAAAGACTTATGCTTACCATTTTCCGTAAGATCGAGACCGCTCTTTTCGAGAGCGGCTTTGATCGTACGACCGATGGACTGCTGCAAGAATTGACGCGAAGTCTGTTCAGCAGCAATGACGCGACCGCCTTTCCAATTCTTCTCAACGACGATAACCCGTGAGGGTACGTCGTCGAATTGAACTGGTGCGATACGTCTAAGCGGGTCTAATTGCGCGTACAACCAATTAGTTGCCCGGGGGCGCCGCTTTAAGTCGTAATACTTATCATCGTACAACGACTTTTCCGCGGTAGCACCCGGACCGTGCTTACAAGGCTCAAAGACGTCAACAGCGTTTAAAACACCGTGGACATATCTACGAGCAGCAAGCATGGAACTAGTTTTAAAGTGAACGTTGCCGATAAGCGTCTGCTTACTGACAAGTTTGTTTAAGACTTCGGTTGTATCCTTAGCTCCGGGCATCTTTTGCAAGACACACAAAAACTGAAAGGAGCGCGAAGCTTCGTCAGAACCCATCTGGATTTCTCCAGACCGGATGCTGTCAGCTACCCTCGCCGCACTCGCTTGAAATGTTTTCAAGTCCGTCCGGTTGCGGTAGACTGCATGTATCTCTGGGTGAGACGATCTGTCGAGTCCGAGATCCTGGAACAGGATTGTAAGGAACTCGGGTAGGTTCATTCGGTACAACATCTTGAACTCCTTGGAGTTGAGTTGAAAACAGAATCACCTTCAGTACGGAGATGACCCAACTAGCAAAACTAGTCAGGACGTCGATCATACTGGGGAGATTCCCGTAATGAATTTAAGCACTTCGGTATTAAATCCGGCTGGCATGGCAGCGACGTTCTTCGAGAAATAATTGATGACAATAGCGAGGATATCCTCGATATCGTCAGCAAGGATAATCGCAGAAGAGTCGTGCGCCACCGTCAGGTTTACCGTTGCGCTGCCCCACTTACCAGAAACTGCGTCGTAGCGACGCACGTTTGCTGAGATAAGATGACGACCATCAGTTGTTCCAGACGGCATAGTATGTTTGGTTGCCAAAGTCCGCTTAAAACTAGCTGTGTTAGCTACGTCGGCAGCGGTCTGTGACATTCCATTAAAACCAGTCAACTGGAATACAACGTCGGAGGCGTCAGAGTCCTTAAGTGTTAGGGCCATTTCGGTACTCTCTTTCTATGAGAGAAGTGATGGGTTGTGCCGTTATCTGCGGAAGCTCTTTCCGAAGAATGGGCCAAGTTTCTGACCTGCCATTACTAGCATGTCAGCCACTTGATATACCCCGATTTCGGGTTTGGGCGGAGGAAGGGAGACTCGATCACGAGTAACCGTTGTCTGCTCCACGTCAAAGGCGTAAGAAGTATTACACCTAAACTCGGGAGTAGAGAGTCCTTGTATACTCGACACGTGTTTAGTAACGTCCTTAGTGCAGCTCCAAACGTCTGAGACGCAGAGGAGCCGACTGGGTGCGTCAGCCACCCGTGATATCGTGTCACCGATTGGTAGAAACCAGTCGACGACAAAAGAATACGGTACTAATTCCCACGCGATCGAAGCAACGTCTGAGAGCCCATAGAATGCGGCGAACTTGTTCGCTACAGACATGGATTCGTAAGACGGATTACTTTGAACGTAGGCAAAGTTAGTATTCGTTCGAGTATAGGATTTGGCATTAGTCCCAGAGAAGCACTGATATTCAGTGGTAAGATCGCCGACGAATGATCTGGAAACAGAACTTTCAACGGATCTCGACACTTTCATTACCTTCCTGGTCTGGCCATCAACGGCGCTAAGCTGGTCGAAGCGTTTCGAAAGGTTGGTAAAGCCTTTCACGTCCGATAAAAACGGACGCCAGCCGTACCTGTACGACATGTAGTTGTTAGCTACAAACGATACAGCACCCTTTAAGGTTTTAATCTTCGAGGGCACACCGTGCTTTGCGATCAAACTCGCTACAGTCCAAGGACGATAGAAGAGATTGACCGTATCACGCAGTTCGGCGAGAAACACTCCAATTTGAACGTCACTTTTACCATATTTCTTCAAAGCGCTCGCAAAATCGACTTCTGGCATATCTGGAAAGATAATACCACCAGCCGAGATCGGAGCGTTCATGAAGATAGGATGGTGAAAGGCACAACCAACACTATCAGTGATGGTAGCAACATCAATCCACAGGCTGCCATTCCAAAGTACTGAGACAGTACCGGTTTGGCGAGGATTCGACAACACACGAGTCTTAGTGACATAAAGAGGCTTAAAAGCGTCTTTACGGCTAAAATCGGGATCGTCTGTCATAGTTTCTTCGGCGGGAACGCCAAAGGCTACGACATTGTCTGGGATTCCAGACAGATTCTGTGAACGTGTACGCACTTAGTTCTCCTTTCAGAGGACACACCGCAC